CTCATACACAATAGCCCGCACTGTGATAGGTGCAGGCTCATCGTGAAATATCTCCACACGCTGATCACTCATGTACCCACCTGGAGGCTGTACATCGACATTTCCAGTAAAGAACTGTGACGTAACTCCATGAATATCCCTGACCCTGCGTGTAACGATGTCTTCGTACTCCCCAGGCTCTTCGCTATCGTCCCCAAGCAATCGCACCTTACCCCCTTGGCTGCGATCTAAGGACAACATCACATTGTTAATCGAGCGCTTCGCCCCGTAGGTAGTTGATGCTGTAAGCGCCATCTCCGGTGGTTGCGGCTCCATAGCGTAATCGTAAGGAAGCCCAACGTGTAGAAGACCTATCGGACCCTCAAACGATACCCCTGTAGTATCCACAACCGTGTACGGACCAATGATCTCACCGTCTGCCAGTGCCTTCACCTCGCGCCCCACGAGATTCTGTAGTGGCACATCGAACGTAGTGCCCAGCTCGTAGAGCTTCATCTGGGTGATTGCTGCGTGCCGATCTGTCTTCGCAATAGGGATATACTCACCATCACGAGTTTGCAGAAACGCGAGTGTATCTGGCTGCCCAGTAGGACGATGAACCTTCCACGAACGAGAGTTGATCCACGTACCTATGTACCCCTCGACATCCTCGATATACACATCCTCTTGGTCCTCCACACCCAGATAAGCAGCATCTAGCTCAAGAGCAAGTAGATCTCCGTCACCTAGATCGACCGCTACCAACCGCACACCCACAATAGCACCACCCGGCTCAATCACGGGCGAGCTACCTTCAGCCACTACTGTGACACCGGAATCTACGAAAAACGCCTCTGTCTCTACCTGCCCCTGATCCCACTCCTCTGTCAAGTACTCAACATGACGCAAGAACGAAGGTACACCGGCAAGCTCAATAGCACGCTGCACTACCATATACAGACGCGAGTGCGTGTTCCCCACAGACGGCGCTACAGCCAAAGATTCGATGACTCCACTTGTGATGTAGTGAGACCATGCCTGAAGCTCATACGCAGGATTAAATCGAAACGCACCAAGTGTGCCGTCAGCCAATCTTAGATAGATCGCAGGATCGGGCTCTTCAGCGAACACCATCTCACGTATACCTATATCAACGATGTGCTCCGCAAACGAAGAAAAATCAATTAGATCGTAACCCTGTGTTCGCTCACTGAAGCGCACACCGTGCAGTCTATCAGCCCCCGCCCCTGCGAAGAACGCAAAATCTTCCGACTGCACAGATTCGATGAACGCAGAGCCGCGAGCATTCGTTTTATCAATAACACTGAACCCCGTTTGCACCTTCCACAGCCCCGCAGCACTGCCGAAGAGAAAGTCTCGGAAGGTCGCCATGAAATTGATTTCGTCGTACTGGTTCTTATCACTGATTGGCGTGAATTTGATTCCACCACCTGCTTCATTCAACGCCTCGTCAAATGGAGCAAAGTCAGTGAAGCGCGCAACACGAGAGCCATTTACTGTGTTCGGTGATAGCCCTCCACCAGACATGAGCTGCCTATCTTCGCGGAACGCACCGATACGCGGCCACCCATGTGTGTCGTCGTAGAAGTGCCCAAGCTTCCAGCCCAGACCCTCTATTTCCGTCGCAGCTCCTGACGTATCAGCACCAGTAAATTCTTGCTCTATAACAAGTAAACCACCAGTCCACTTATCGTTATCGCCTATCTGATTTGTATACGGCGATGGCAGTGAATTCGCTACACCCGCCACATCATCGATCCTACCTATTACGTAACCAGATTTCCCAGATGGCCCTACATCACTAGGTATTAACAACATCTTGCCTATATCTGCGTTAGTGAACAGTCCCATAACCGCGCTACCCAGGAAATTAGGTGTCTGCGTCCAGTCAAATCCGAATCCACGCCTGAGACCAAAAGGCACGACAGAACCCGTACCATCTAAGCCCTCAACTGCCATAGTGCCGGGTATTTCTTGGAAGTCGTCCCATGGACCGAATATCATATTTGGGTCGAACACTCGATAATCACTACTACCGTCCCTAAAAATCTGCCACGGCTTCTGATTCTCATGGAACAGATATATCGTGTCTTCGTTAGTAGTGATTCGTATATCTTCGAGATCATCCTCTACGTACAAAATAGGCAGAGTTAGTTTTTTGCGAATAGTGCCACCACTACCAGCTTCCCAAAACTCCATGATGAAGCTGCCCGTTCCACCTGCCATAGCAATACGATTCGTATTGTTAAGTGCTTCAGCTTCTGATGGATGTATGCTCACCACATATATTGGACGTACGAACGGAGTAGTCGGTGTTACACCATGATCAGCTTTCTGCAAATTTATCCAGTAGTCTGTAGCTGCGCTCAATGCAGTCGGAAGCGTTCCAGTACCTATAGGTGTAAACCTAACAGCACCATCTCCGGTAACTCCGACTATCTCACCACCTTTGATTAATATGGTGTCGTCTAGGTGCGAAAATGTTACGACACTACGCACATAGGTATAATTAGGAGCCCATAGGGCAAAGCTAGCAAAATCTAGATTAGTCTCTACCTGTGTTGCAACGGTCCAAGTCCTTACGTCATCCACGTGCACGTGGTCACTATCGAGTACTCGGATTCCCACATCCGACAACTCAAGATGATGGATAGTTCGCGTAGTTGCGACATGTGTCGCAAGTCTGTACTTCTTATCAGAATCGGGAACAGTCCAGCCGTAGTGCGCACCACCTCGCTTCGTAATAGCCCCACGCTCAGACGTATAGCCATTCCTACAGACTCGCAGCGTAGACTGATGCAACGGATTATCAATCCGTGTGGAGACCTCAGAGGATACCTCACCACTACTGAAGTGAGGCTGTATGATCCTATGTACGTTGTCTCGCGACGCCATTAGTCTAGTCTTGAATCACTCCAAGAAACCGCGTGAATATCCTCGGGCACACCTTCCTGACCATCGAGTGCCTTTGCATCTTCCAACTTAGCAGCGTACTCAGTCATCAATACCTGTTTCTTCGCGTCACTACCAGTCAGCCCTACACACCACTCCATCGCCAGGCGAGTGGCTAGAGCTTCCTTGAAAAATGGATTGTACTTACCAGGTTCAGTAATCCTCTTGATATACCGAACCTTCAGAAAATCAGGAGCTGATGCCCACTGCCGCGTATTGTCTTCCGCGTTGAGTGAACCGACGACTACGAAGTCGCCTTCTACTTGCCACCGAACTTGCTGATACACACGCCAGATACGTAGACAGTCACCTGGCTTCGCGTACCTGTGTGCATTATCTACACCCCATGGAATATCCTCAGTAGATCGAGGTAAAATCGCACGCGCCATAGCAAAGCCCCATGGTGCACCACCCATAACAGCATCACGTAGTGTGTCGTAGCTAGTACTAGCGTACTGTGTTGCCTTGGACTTACCATCGAGATTCGCGAGGATAGCTACATCTAGCTTGACCAGAGCCATGTTCACAATATCGATAGCGACGGTTGCCATTTGCTCCCTCTATCTTCACCGAAGTGGGGTGGCGACTCGCCAGGAAGAAAGCCGCCACCCCTGAATCCTCGATGCCGTGAATCACCGAGGAACGCCTTACGCCATCCTCACTACGCCGTGGCGCACTGAATCTCGACGAATGCAGCTTCCTCCATGCGCGTTGAACCGAACGTAGACGCGAGGTGTGCATACCACGCAAAGTTCAGATCTGCGCGCTTGGCGATGTTCGCCTCGTCGTCGATGCCCAGCGTCAGCAGGAGATAGCTCTTGCAGAACGCGAAGCAGCGGTGGTAGTTCGTACCACCGACGACGTGAGGAACCAACGGCTTGATGTCAGTGAGATCCACGACGGCCGACGCGTCCGTAATAGACGCGTTGGCGCGAGCACGAGCATTCGACGAGATAATGAGAACCTCCATCCCGAGGTACGAATTGATCTCACCAGCCACCAGAGCCTTCACCGTGGCGTAGTCCGACGACGTGAGCTGCGGGTCCGACAGAAGCTCCTTGAGCTGGATCTCCGTCATCACGATGCAGCGCCCGCCCTCGTCCTCCACCAGATCTGCACCATCGAGTGTGGTCTTTGCCTGGATCCACTTTTCCAGAGTCATTCCCACACTACCGTGTACGATCTGATGCGCCGGATGCGCAACGTCACCGTCTGTACCAGCAGCTCCGGTACCGGCGATCCAATCATCCCAGGTGAGAGACAGGTCTCCAGTTATCCCGAGTCGATTCGTACCGAAGATACCTCCGATACCAGCGGTACCGTCCGTCTCGTTGAGGTTACCGTTGATGAGACAGTAGTCCATCTGGCGACCAGAGGCGTAGCCGAAGTTCTTGACATACGCATTCTCGAAGTTGTTCAACGTCAGGACTTTGTCCTGATCGTCAATCGCATCACCGAGAATCCAGTTACCAAGCTGGACATTCCGCTTGCGATGTGGGGTGGCGAGAATCGGCGAAGCACCATGCCGACCCTGACCCGTTGCCGGGGTAAGGTCAAACTGCTGCTTCGACATCATGAAGGTTCTCTTGATCTGATCGTAGCCCTGAAGCTCCGACTTCTGATCTTCGGTCATCACGTACGGCCGAAGCTTGGAACCCTTTTGCTGTGCATTAAAACGCACACCGTCCTTGAACGACTGGACGAATGCGTCATCGATTGTTCCGAGACTGGGACTGGGCATTGTGAGCCCTCCGTTATTCGAGTTTGATTACTACACTCGATCTCGGATTGGCCGCACAATGCGCGGGGCCGCGATCTAAGGACTACCGTAGCTGTCCTTCTAGCTCGCCTTCTTTCGGCCGGCACGGGTTCGACGCTTGGATCTCGCATCAGTCTCAGGAGCTGTCCTATTCCTCTCCGTCAACTTCGCAAAACGGTCGTCGAATTCTCCGATCAATTCTTCCTGCCTCTCCTCTGAATTACACCGTGTTCCTAGCTCAATGTACACCTTGGCACGGATCTTGTCCAGTGTCTCGTCATCTACGTCGGGCCAGTCAGCAGCGATACCGGGCCAGTGCTTCCGTACGGTAAACACAGCCCATGCTACCGGATCCACAGACTGTGGCGTGGAGGGGTGCATCACATCTCTGAAACCACCGGACACTACGCCACCTCCCTATTACGGCCCTAGTGAAATCACGATATCAACCGGATCTCCACCATCAATGAATACCCCAGCCGCTGGATCTTGTGATATCACGTTACCCACGATGATTACGGGATCGTTGTCTGTCGTGGAATTGCCAACGATGAGCCCCGCTGCAATGATAGCTGCCTCGGCGGTTGCTTCTGCTGTGTCCACCACATCAGGCACTTCTACCCCTAGCGAAATCACGAGATCAACCGCAGTACCAGCCTTAGCAGTCGCAGCAGCTGCCGGATCTTGTGATACCACGTTACCTATGACGATTAGGAGATCTTCCGCCGATGTCACATCACCACCGAAGAATCCGATTGCGATGAGAGCAGCTTCAGCTGTTGCCTGCACAGTATCCACCACATCAGGCACGATTATCACTTCACCACCGGGGGTCGGATACGACGGCGGGAAGTGTGCGTTACCTGCATCCCCATCACCATGATCCACGTCTGCGTAGGCCAGTGAGAAGATCGCACGCTTCGGGTGCGGCTTTCGTTCTCCAGCACCGGGCGGATTCGCGGCAGACTCAGAGCTGACGAAGTCGTTCGCGTTCTTCGCCGTAGCCGGAGCAGTTGGAGGCACAGAAGCCACCTGTCGAATACCGCTAGCAAACCACTTTCCGCGTTGGATGTGCGCCCACATTTGCGTCAGACGCACGTGCCTATCTGTAGCCAGGATCGGCATCGTCATTGCTTCGCATCCTTCCTGCCACGGACAATACGGATACTGCCCCTCGGCCGTTCGAGGTTACGTGTAGATACGGACGGCTCCGGGGTCTCCTCTACCTTCGGAGGAGGTGCCGCCTCTTCTACCTTCTCTTCCTTCCGCTTCCTCTTAGCCATAGTCCCTCCTTATCGAGTGACCCCTATCGAATCACCCCATCGTCACCCTGCTCTGCTCTCAGTTCAGCAGCAGTGCCAGGATGCGCGATCTTCATCAGGTAGTCATACCGCGCCCGTATCTCGGTATGTCGAGTATGCTGGGGATCGCCCAGCATGTTGAATTCATCAGTACCGTACTTCCGCATCTGGGTAAGCTCACCCAGTGCCTCGGCAGGAGTAGGCGTACCCGCTACGTGTGAATCACCAGACGGCAAAGGCTTCGCCTCCTGTGTTGCCGCACCGATAGCAGCCATCATCTGCCGAAATGCGTGGTGCGAGGTAAGACGCACCCCGTTCTCGTCGCGAATCTGATCAATCTCCTCGTAAAGATCGGGGGCAAAGCGCAGGAACGCATCGGCTGCAAACTTCGTTCTCTCCTCGTACGCATGAGGACCCCACACCTCCAGAAGCGCCTCGGCATGCATCGCCTGAATCTGATCCTTATGCTGCTCACGACCCTTCTGAGCTTCGATCTGCATCGATGCGTCTGCAAGTACTAGACCCTCGAATTGCTTCGGGGTCATATTCATGTAATGCGCAGCTTCGCACATGCGCGCGTAGCGTGTAGGATCGATCGGATGTGCGACTTCCACGTCACCCACCTTTACCTGTACACCAGTGGGAACCTCACCATACTCAGCTACAGACTTCGGCACACCGAAATGATCTTGGAAGTACTTGGCATTGTCCTGCTCACTCGCGTCCGCCTTCAGCCGGGGGATCTTGTCCGATTCGCGGTACATTTTCTCCATCTCGGTGTACGACTTAGCGATGTCACCGAGCGGATTCGCATTCTTGGCGAAGCGATCGAAAGTCTTGAGACCACGTACCTCCGGTGGTAGCAGCTCACGCCACGCACCGTCCTTACCACCCTCGATCGTCTGGAGTGCGAAGGTAGAGGGAGTGATCTTGCCAGTATCACCGAGACCGCCCTCAGGAGGGTCTCCACCGCCGCCTGCTTCTGCGAGCCCGCCTGCCTCTACCTGTAGTATATGTCGTCGTCCAATCATTGGTCTTCTTCTCCTGGCTGGCCGTAGGCCGCTTCCTCTTCTTTCGCGTAATTTGCTACCATCGTACGCATCTCTTCGTCAGTTAGATGAGCCTGAGCTTGGAGATGCAACCACACTATTCTCTTTCCTTCATTCACTCCTGTAACATCTGGCTGTCCTGGCACCAATACCGAGTCGTAAGGCTTGCACAAAGTGACCAGATCTGCAAGGACAATCTCTGCCTGCGCTACTGTACCCCTACCACCGAAAACATCTCTGTACGCATTACGCACCCTGCGTGCTCTACTGAGCAGGCTCCTGAAATCCATTGATCATCTCCTGGCTATGTAAAACATACGTGCGACATGTGTCGCAAACTACTTCTTCTTACGCGCACCTTCCTTTACAGCCTTGACGGCAGCAGCCATTGACTCGCCAGTGCGCTTACGACGCGACAGTACACGCTGTTGTTGTTGCCACCCCAACTTATTAAAACCTGCCTTCTCCCAATTCTTACTAACTGCACTCGTCTTTTTCTTTGCTGCCATTACGCTGCCTGCGCTCCTCCTGCTCCACCTTGGAGCACCTTCAATGCAGGAGCTGCCTTCCCAGCAGCCTCTGCCACGTTAGCGAACTCGGCTACCTCTGCCTGTGCCTCAGCTGCTTCGTTCTTCGCTTGTCGCTTAGCATCACGTACCGCGATAGTCTCATAAGCACGAGCCGGGAGCTGCAGCCCCTCAGCTACGATATAAGATATCTCGTCCATATTATATGGATCGTAGAAATCCATATTGCCACCCTGCGCTGCTGACTGCTCATTAAGCCACTGCGTGAATGCGATAACTTGATTCACCTCAGGAGCCATCTGCGCAGCCATTGCCGGATTCTTATGAGTTACATGGACAGGCATACCACGTAGCCACGACGGCGTAGCAGGCAGCTTCCCATGCCGCCTATTCAGGCCGTACACACGAGATGCTTGCGGCAAGAACCAATCTACCCGCATAGCACTGAAGTTCGGCCCGAGAAGCTGAGTAGTCCGAGCAGCTAGCTCTAAAATCTGAGTAGCAGACATATACCGTTCGTCGAACGGCTGGAGCAAATCCCACAGAAATGCCTGCTTGATCTGATTCAGCACCATCTGGAACATCTCAATAGACAGCCCAGTGGATGGAGGCGGCTGGAGTGGAAATATCGGAGGCACTGAGCCCGTGAACATCGAAGGCTGGTACACAGTCTGCCCGCCAGGGAACTGACGCACTGGGCTCATCAAGCCACGATGCGGAATAGCCATCGGCGGACGCAAATCGAGCTGCGCACGGTCCAGCATATCCTTGAACATCACATTTGAATTACGCTGATCCGGCAAAGCACGATCGCCAGGGCCGCGCCCATAGTCCTCACCCGCGTTCAGCGTGTGACGAATCGCTACGCAGGGCTGCTCCCAGAATCCCTGTATAGGTCTGACGAGCCCCTTCTCTTTATCGCCCACTACTACGGAGATCCACGGATGCCCACCGTCTGACTTGATCCCCTTGAAAGCACCTCTATAGCTGGGTGGATACACT